CGAGCGGAATGGGCACCCGCTCCGGCTCGCCTCTCTCGGTTTCGGGACCGGCGGAACCCTGCACGTCGTCGTCACCGATGGGACGACGCAGACGCACGCGGTCGCCATGCCGATGCGGGCGACCTAGGGCCCGATCCCCTTCTTGAGACCCCCGGGGGTTATCGGGGGTTTCCAACAACCACAGAGCGCCCAAGGCGCGGAAAGGAACACATGAAGACCGATCGAACAGTCACCCGTGATTTCCTGAACCGCCAGAATCTCCCGGTCGAGGATTCCCACCGATATGCCGTTTCGTGGCTGTCGGCCGACCGACAGGCCGAGATGTGGATGGGGCTGGGCTCCACGACCGAGGAGGCTCTTGCCGATGCCATGCGAGAGGCAGTCCAGAGTGAGCTCGCCGGGACCGAGTGTTATTTTGTCACGTGGAAAATCGTAGACTGACCCACTGGGCGCCCAAGGCGCGGAAAGGAAGGAATAATGAAACCCAGTGAAGCTCTTCTGATCGGAGCGGCTATGAGGCCGCAGTGTCGTGGAGAGTATTTCAAGGAAGAGAACGGCGTCCTTTGCTCCTGCGCGATCGGGGCGATGGCGGAGGGAGCCGGGCTGACTCCGCCTATTCGAGGGCATGGCGAAATCTCCGACTTTTTTGACGCCACATGGCCCGAGATAAGTGACGGCCTCTGGAAAGAGATCGTCGAGCTCAATGACAATGACAAGATGTCGCGCGAAGATATCGCGCATCATCTGGCCGCGAAGGGCCTGTAGAGCGCCCTCGGGCGCGGAAAGGATCGACAATGGGAACAGACATCGACATCGCCGGACTCGTACGAGACGGAATCCTCGACCTCGCTGAGGTCTTCTGCCCGGACGACTGGGGCAGGGACGCAGACGCCATCGCGTCATACGCCGACCGGTGTGGGGGGCCGGATGGCATCTCCCCCGTACAGGTCAAGGTATTCCTTGAGGTCGCAACCGCATACGGGATCACGGCCTACCGCTACTGCGCGACCGACGATGACTGGGCCGCCTCCTGGTGCGGCCCGGCCATGCTCGATAGCGGCGCGGCCATAGCGGCCGGAGAGGAGTATGCCAGCGAGCACGATGACCCGGAGACCGAGGAGGAGACGATGGCCCGAGAGGCAGCAGCCGAAGAGGAGGAGGAGGAAGAGCGGCGGCGGGACGACGAATACCGCGACCGCCAGGCCGCAGACGAGGCCAGGCAGCTGGATTCTTCGGACCACGAGAAAGGATCGACCTGATGGACGCTTATCTTTTCAAGACAGACCTTTATTGCGCAAACTGCGGCGAGATGCTCCGGAGGGATATCACGGCGCTCGGAGGGGCACCGCCGGAGCCGGCGGATGAGTCCACCTACGGCTCCGACGTTTACCCCAAGGGACCGCGCGCGAATGGCTGGGGGGTAGCCCATTGTCCGCAGCATTGTCACATGTGCGGGATCTTTCTACAAAATCCCATCACAGACGAGGGACGCGAGTACGTCCGCCAATGCGTCGAAAATGTGTGGGACTATTCACGCGAAATCGTGGAGACGTGGATCGCGTTCTATCGCATTGACTGACCCACTAGTGCGCCCACGGCGCGGAAAGGAAAATCATGGCGAATGAAATTTGGCTCCGCCCGTCGACAGACCATTCGATCCTGTCTCCTAGCGGTCGCGTCTCGAAGCGCGCCAGAGATGCGGCTCTCACGCGGGAGGTCGCGCGGCTATTCCCGCCCGGATACTGGGACGAGCCTGAGCCGACGGCGGACGAGGCCCGTAAAGCGCGGATCATCACTCTGCGCCGATCCGCTTCGGGCCTGCGCGCTCTCGCGGCGCATGGGATGTCACGGCGCAAGTTTTCTCTGGCGGCTGATGCTTTGGAGGCCGAAGCGATCGCGTGCGCGATTGAGCGGAAAGGAACCGAATGAACCCTGAGGAAAAGCATCGTGCCGACTCGCTCCGTTCGCACGTCGAGTCCGGTCGCGAGTACTGGATCGGCTACGCCGATGCCGAGGCACGAATGGCTATCGATAAGGCCGCCAAATGATCTGCGGCACGATGACACGCGCGCAGGCGGATAAAAAGGGCATGCGCCCAGGGCGCTATGAATTCGCTGTTTTTCGCGCCAGAGACTACAGAGATTCTGTTCCGGGCGACTGGACCTTTCCGTGCGGCTGGATCGGCTATGGAGACAGCGAAGAGGAGGCCATACAAGATGCGCGCCGCTGGTGCGCGGAGCATGGGGTGGATTTCACCCTACAGTGGGCTCGGGTCTGGCAGATCGTGGACGAGGAGCCGAAGGTGGCTGTCCAGATACCATCCAGCGAAGAGCAGAAGGGCCAACTCGCGGCGGCGCTTCTGGCCGCCGGAGAGAAGTTGTTCGGCGCCATCGAAGAAATCGACCACGTGCGCAGGGCCATCATCGCCGGCGCCGAAAAAGGCAATTCGAGCGATCGCGTCAGATACGCTGCCGCGAATCTCGCCCGCGGGCTAGCGGGCGGACTCGGAGAGGGAGCCGCTAGAATTCGACAGGCAACCTACAGCCTCACCGACCTGGGTCGCATCCTGCTCGCATTGGAAAAGACACAGTCCGAAGCCTTGCTTGGCCGCATGCTGGCTGAACCGGAGGCTGATGCGCCATGAAACGAAAGAAGAGTCCGCCGCCATCAACGCGCCTGGCCGAAGATGCCAAGCGGGAGGAGGAGATCCGAAAATACCGCTACATCAAAACCCTCGTCGATCTGTGGAGCACAACGAGCCTCCAGTCGGCGCCGGCGATGATGACCATCCGATCGATCATCTACGACGTCCAGGTGAAGAATTGAACGATTCTTTCTTTCCACTTTTCTCTAGGCCGGGGGATTCCTCCCCCCGGCCTTTTTTTGCCCAAGGAGTACCTATGAGCACCCTGGCATTCCTTCTTGTTGTCATGGCGTTCTTCTCCGGTATAGCCTTCGGTCGGATCTCCGGCCGTGGCGAGAAGAAGGCCCGCATCATGCGCCATCTCCGCGAAGAGCTGGACGACGGCGAGGGCTACGGCCGGGGGAGGGACGACGCATGAGCGATCCAGCGAATCTGCCGCCGGACCTGCCGGAAGATCCCCCAAACGGACGCCTTCTCCGCGCATTGCAATCCGCCCATGATCTCTACGAGCTAGGATGGAAGGCGAATGCGATGCGGATCCGGATCCAGGATGCCTGCTACAGTGACGACTCGTATGATCCCAGCAACACACCGTGGTCTCGACATCTGACCGCCGTGTTCTGCCGCGAAGTTATTGATGGCATAGCAAAGATCAAGCATGGGGCCAAGGGCTTGATATCGTTGGCGGGCATCGTCGGAGGGAGGATGATTTCATCGTGAGGCTCTTCGGGGCTCGTCCGGCGACGAGCCTATGAGGAGAGAAATGAGGAGATGAAGAAAAGCAGCCGCCGGGTCGCCTCGCGCGTGCATCCTGACCTCGCCGGCCGGCGGCGCTTTAGGAGAATCTGAGATGGCAACCGATCTAATACTCGCGCTCGACGCCTCGGAGGCGCTCGAGTTCCTCGCCGATGAGGCTAAGCGCATCCGGCGAGCCGTCGAGGACGCGGCCACCGGATCATCGTTCGCTGCTGATTCCGCGTGGATCCGTTGCGATGCTTGGGTGGCGGCGCAAGGGCTTAGGGAGGCGGAAGAAATCATTGACTTTGCCTGCCGGCGATTCAGGGCGATAAGGAAAAAAATCGGGACAGAGAAGGTGGTGCATGATGGACTCGGAACACGAGAGGGCCCGGCATGAAGGGCTTCAGGGTGGACAGGGGCGCACCGCGGAAGATGTCTGGCGCGATGGCTGGATCGGGTGCGCGATTCTCTTGGGATTCATAGGGGGGGTCTTTGTCGGCGCGACTCTCTTCTTCGCGACGCAGTAACGTTGCCCATTTTTCTACCCAGGGCTCGGGATGGGAGAAGATCGGCCGCTTGTGCGGTCGCATCGTCCCGAGCCCGCTTTTAAGTTGAAACCCATCGCCAAAACCGATAGGATTTGGATTGTGTGAGGTCCAAAGCGAATATGAACACATCGAACACGGCCCCCGGGCGTCCCGCCCCATCCAAACGCTGCGGAATCACACCGCCCGGGGGTTTTTTCTTGCCCAAGGGAGGAGAGTGGCTGGTGGCCAAGAAGATCTTGAACGGACCAGAGAGCGCATCGAGGCCCTGGATGCCGTTCTACGCGGCAAAATGGATCTCCGATCCGGGCGTCAGAGCGATGACCCTCTCCGCCCAAGGGATCTACATCAACATGATCGCGGCCTGCTGGATTCACCGAGAAATCCCGGGCGACCCTAGGTTGAGCAACCCCTCAGCAACCCTCGAGCAGTACCTCAGCAACACCTTCGCAGTGCAGCCGCAACACCTTCGCAACGCATGGGCAACCCTTCGGCAACACTTCCGCAGCACATCTCCGGGTTTCATGGTAAACACCTTAGTTGATAAGATCTTACAAGAGTTTGACGACCCTAACTTTTCGACAGAGAAGAGAAGAGAAGATGAGAGAAGAGAAGATGATGATGATGCTCCGAGCGATGCGAAGATCGCTTCGGAGCCGATCCCTCCGGAGCCTCCGGTTTCTGTTCCAGAGGAACTTAAAAACCTTTCGCTTTACGCCGCCGATCCGAAACTCTGCCGCAGATTTCCCGATCTGCTGCCATCCTGGCGAACCGCGTTTCCCGGAATCGTTCTCCTCGACGAGATCGCCAAGGCGCACGCCTGGGAAGTCGCGAATCCGAGCCGGCGAAAGCGTGATCGAGCGCGATTCCTAAACACTTGGCTCAACAAAGCTCAGGACGCGCCCCGGATCGGATCAGCGACCCCTTCAATCAACCTCGAAGCCGAGCAACGCCGAAAGGCCGAAATCGCTCGAAAACGAAAAGAGAACGAACCTAGGCCGATTTCAGAGTTAGCTTGGCATGACGGAATCAAAGGCCTTAAAAACTCGCTCCGCGGGGCCGCCACGCCTATTTCGGCCCCCGGATCGACTCCAGGGACCTTAAACCGGTCCGCGGGGCATGGCGAGGCAGACAGCGGCCTTCCCAGCCGTGTGTCAAAATCGCAACAAAATCAACTTGGCCCGGAAAAAGTGTGACCAAAATGCCACAACCAAACTACAGACCTCAACTTCCAGGCGTCTTCAGAATCACCCACTCAGACCTGGAGACCTACCTCGAATGTGGGCTTCGCTGGCTCCTCAAAAAAGAGCTGAAGCACCGCCGATCCACCGTGGCGCAGATGATCGGCACCGGAATCGCCGGCGCGCAAAAGGCCGACCTTCAAGTTAAGCACGACACCGGAATCGGCCTGCGCCTCGGCCAAATCGTGGATGCGGGCGTAGCGGCCTATGAAGCCGAGCGATCTGAATGCGAGGTGGAGGCGCCGAAGATCCAGATCGCGAACGGAAAGGATGAAACAGCGGCCGCGGCAAGCTGCTACGGAACCGAAGTCTCACCACTCTACGACAAGATCAATGCCGTGGAGAAACAGATTGTAGGCCTTTTTACTATGGACCTCAGCCCCTCGGAAACGACTACGTTTGAGGTGGCAGGCACGCCCGATGTGATGACGCCGAACGGCATCGGAGACACCAAGACCGGGCAACCGTGGACGCAAGAGAGGGCCGATCGAACGCGGCAACTGACGATGTATGGATGGCTCTTCCGTGTCGCCGAGGAGAAATGGCCGGCCGAGTTGTGGATTGATTCACTGTCGCGGACAAAGGCCGGATGGCGTCACGAGCGACTCTATACCACCCGCGAAATAGAGGATTATGTGGCCGCCGGCAAGGCGATTGCGGCGGCCAAAAAAGGAATTGAAGCCGAAGTCTATTTGCCGGCGCCGAGCAGTTCGTGGCGATGCTCGGCCAAATGGTGTGAGTTCTACGGAAAGGGTTGCCCGGCGGTGTCCGGGCGGGAAAGGAAATTATGAGCGACGCATTCGAAGAAGAAGGAACGCAAGAGGTGTTCGTTACCACCACGGCCCTGGAGGCCGTCACGCGGGCCGAAGTGGACATCCAGATATCGACGGCCCAGCGGTTTCCGCGAGACCTCGCGAGGGCCATTAAGGGCGTCACCGCCATGGTGACGAGCACGAAGGACATCGCGGCAGCTTGTCACTACTGCGTGCCGCGCGCAGGAAAGAAAATCACAGGGGCAACCATCCGGTTCGCCGAAATCCTCGTGAGCCAGTGGAGAAATTTCCGAGTGGCAGCGCGGATCACAGATATCGGTGAAGCGTACGTGACCGCCGAGGCGGTGTTTCTCGACTTAGAGGCGAACGGATCGACGCTGGGCGAGTCGAAGCGACGAATCACGAATCAGTCCGGCGAACGCTACAACGACGACATGATCGGTGTGACCTGTAACGCCGCGTGCGCGATTGCGCGGAGAAACGCCATCTTAGCCGGCATCCCGAGGCCGCTCTGGGAGCCGGCCTATCTGGCCGCGCTGGATGTCCTCGCCGGCAAGCCGACCGAGCTGCAGGCCGACTACAGAAAGGCCGTTGGCTTTTTCGCGAAGAAAGGCATCCCGGAATCGAAGATCCTGGCGACGCTAGGACTCAAGGCCGCCACCGAGATCGATGGCGATTCCATCGTGACTCTGCGCGGGATCGCGACGGCGATAAAAGAAGGCACCGTCACCGCCGAGGCGGCATTCTCAGAGCCGATCCAGGACGAGGTGATGGCCAATGGGACGCCGGAGGCGATCAAGATCCCGATTGCCGCGGAGGCTCCGCAGCGGGTGGGCGGACATCGGGACGATCATCGGCTCGATCCCGCCCCGGCTGAGAAGCCGGGCGAGCTGCAGCTTGAAACTCCTGCCGTGGAGGCTCCGGCGCCGGCTCAGGCAGATGACCGCGCGCAACGATCGAAGCTCTGGGGCAAGTGGCTCATGCTTGAGGCGCATCTCACCGATGGGCAGAGGGCGGAGGTCGTCAAGTTCGCCGGCGTCAAGAAGCCGTCGGCGCAGATGGACCTCCAGAAGATCTCCACGCTTTGCTTCGAGGCTGAAAACGCGCTTCGTCTCGCCGAGAAAGGAGGCGCGGCATGAATCCGATTCGCATTGTCAGCCTCCTCGGCTTCAAAGGCCTCGACCGCCAGTACTCGATAGAGGGCCCCACCCTCCTCCGCGGCCCCAACGGCGCCGGCAAGTCGGCATGTCTAGAGGGCATCGTCTATGCGCTCTCGGGCAGAGTGCCGAGCGGCAAGAAGCTCGAAGTGGTCGCCGGCTATCTGCCAGTCCTCAACGGCGGCCTGGCCGGGGTCGAACTGAGCGATTCCGCCGGCGCGAAGATCTTTCGCGGCATCACTCAAGACCGAAAGGGCAAGCTGTCCGAGACGATCGACTGCTCGGACCTCTCTGCATGGGAATCGTCCGAGGTTGTCCTCGACGTGCGGGAGTTTCTTTCTCGTTCTCCCGAGAAGCGGCGCGAGTTTGTTCTAGCCCTGGTTGGCGGCGGCGAGGCTGGGCCGAACCTCATCGCCACGATAGAGGCGCATTACGCCAAGGAGATCGCCGGCCAGGCGGCCACCGCGGCATCGCTGCGTCAGCCCCAGGACCTCGGAGACGCCGGCGTTCTCGCGGCTGCGTGGACGGCGCCCCGGGGCCTCCGCGAGGTCATCGAAGCCACCTTGGCCGGTGCCCGCGGGAAGAGCCTCTCGGAAGCCTGCTCCGCGCTCATGGAGGCGGCGAAGCAAGGCAAGCTGATCGCGCGTAAACGCGCTCAGGATGCCGAGGCCGCAGCCGATGAGGCCGCAACGAAGATACGCGGCAAAGATGGCGCCGGCGTAGAGGCCGAGAATGTGAAGCTCGGCATCGAGTCCGTCGAGGAGCTTCTGGCCGATGCGAGGCTAGTCATTGCGCTCCATCAGGAGCGCCGAGCGGCGCTTCAGGCCGCGATCGATCGCCTCGATTCCGCTACTCGTGCCCGGGAGGAGGCGAAGCAGGACCTCGCGCAAATCCGACAGCCGGGATACAAGCCGATGGAGCCCGAGCGGCCGGACCCCAAAGAGCACGAAAAGAAGATCAAGGAATTGGATGTCGAATATCGGAGGATCCAGAAGCTGGAGGAGGAAGCGGCGAATCTGGTTTCCGACAGGGACAATGCCGCGAAAGGATTCGCTCGAAGCCGCGCGAGCTTAGAAGAGCACTCGAAGGTCCCGATCTCCATCCTGGTCAAGGAGATGGCGCTCGTCCCGGATCACGCACATTCCAATGTCCCGGCCCTGCGGGCCGCCGTGGCCGAGGTGTCTGCCGGCTGGAAGATGGGGCTTGAAGCCAGAGAGGGGGTTTTTCTGAAGTACGAGAGGGATTGCGCGGATGCGGAAGCCCTCTACAGTGACTTTTGCGATGAGAATGGCTCGCTCGAGCAGATCAAGGGGCTCAAGGAGAAGATCTCCGAAAATGCCAAGAAGGCCGGGGACGAACATCGCGCTGTGGAGGATGCCTACATGGCCGAGTTCAAGGCGTACCAGGAGACGCGCAATAAATGGGAGAAGCAAGAGGACGCGCATGCGAAAGCGGCCATGCGGCACATCTCCGCTGACGCGGCGGTTGGCGAGGCGAAAAGGGGCTGCGAAGAAGCTAAGAAGGCGGTCGATGAGACGCCGGCTCCTGACTACGACATCGCCACGCTGGAGGCCAGGGCCGCGAGCTTGAGGGGCGAATATGAGACGCTGCATGCGGCCGCGCAGGCGGTAGCACGCCATGCCGAGCTGGAGTCTCAAGCCGAGAATCTGCGGGATGTCGAGGAGGCGTGGAAAGCGGCCGAGAAAGCCATCGCCGCTGTACGAGAGACGCAGATCGGCTCATCCACGGAAGGATTGCTGGTCGACCTCGCGGACATCCTGAAGCGTGCCGGCCGCGAGGAGAGTCCGTATCTGACGCTCGAGAACGCCCGCGGCGTGCCCATCTTTGAGATGGGCTGGGTCGCGGAAAACAAGAAGGTGCCGCTCGGCAGCCTTTCGAGCGGAGAGGCGGTCTTGTTCGCGGCGGCGTTGTCCGTCGCCATCACGCGCAGGAGCCAGGGCCGAAAAGTCCTGCTTGTCGAGGCCGACCCGCTCGATACGACCAACATCGAGGCGCTGCTCGGCGCTCTTCTGCGGGTCGGCGGCGAGCTGGATGCGCTGCTGGTCGCGACCGCTTCGGAGGGGTTTGTTGTCCCAGCCGGCTGGCATCAGATCAAGCTGCCGGAGGTGTTTGCCTAATGTATCTGCATCAACCAGGAGTTTTCGCTCTGGTCAGAGATGGCCAGGAGCACGCGCCCGGAGCGGCCACGATAGAGAAGTGGCTCGTGAAGGATCCGCATTCCGTCGCGCGCCTTCTGTCGTTCATGCTGGAGGACTTCAAGGAACTTGAGAAGCTGGTCGGTTCTTGCATGGAGCGGCTCCAGGCCGTGGCTCCATTGGACATCGGTCGCCACAACAGGACCAGGATCGCCGAGACAGAGGCGATCGAGGCGCTCAATAATGGCATCGAGGAGCTTCGGGACGGAAAGGGCATCCCATGGGAAGAGGCCAAGGCGGCCTTGAACTCCGAGCCAGCCCCCGCGGATCCGCCGCCATCCGAGCCGATCAAGATAGAGCCCATCTCCACGCAAGATCCGATCGCTCAGACGGAGGCTAAGCCAGGGCCGACACAACAGGAAGGCGGTGCGCAATGAAACAGTCCGATTGGGACAGGAGCGAGACAACTATCATCCGCCGGCGATTCGGATCGGACTTTCCGGCCGTGACCTCTTCCACGTCCAAGCTGCGCGGAAAAGCCTGCGCGGTTTGCGCGCGCGATGTCAGCGTGCCCGATCCGAATCGAGCCTCTTTCCGGGACGGCAAGCCCTATCCATGGGCCTTGCTCGACCGAGGCGGGCTCATGTTTTGCTCCATCAGGTGCTGGAGGGGCCATCCGAAGGATCCGGCGAAAAGCCCGCTCAAGAAACTGATCGACAAGCGTAAGACCGAGGCGCAGATCCAGGAGGAATGCTGCACCGTCCTGGACACGTCTCCCTGCGCCCTCGTCTACTCCATCACCGACGCCAGCCGGTCATTCGGCAAGGACGGCAAGCCGCGGAAGTCGAAGGTGCGGAAGGACTGGCCGGATATCACGATGTTAATGGGCTGGCCCTGCCCAGGCATTTCACCCGGGAGGTTCGTGGGCATCGAGGTCAAGCGGCCCGGTGAGAAGCAGACCGAGGGCCAGAGGAAGATCCAGCTCGAAATCGAGTCCTGTCACGGCATCTACTGGCTGGTCCATTCCGCCGAGGAACTGAAGGAAAAACTAGAGAGGGGTGTTCTGTGAGGCACCTCGAGCGGACGCAGAGGAGGCTTCTCTTTTGGCTCGCAGATAATCCCAAAACCGTCTGGGATCTCTGTGAGGAGCTGATGGGGAAACCAAGTGCCACCGAGGGAGACCGGAGCATCATGCGCGCGAGGCTGCGGAGGCTACAGACGCGCGGACTGGTCTCTTTCACCTTTGTTGACGATAAATTCCGGAAGTCCAAGTCGTGGAGCATAACTGAATCCGGGAAGGCGGAACTGTTCGCATGTTCGAGGAAGTACGAGAAAATGCTGACCCAATCGCAACTCCTCCGCTCACTGCTCACACCCTCAGACGTCCAAGATCTGCTCGAGCGACACGGGATTTCTCCGCGGCTTGCACGGGAAGCTCTCATGAAACTGGAACGTCGTGGATTGGTGGAAGCAAAGCCCGTGAACAATTCAATGACTTGGCTTTTGACAGACAAGGGCCGAGCGAAATTGATTGCTGAATTCGCTCGGAATGCGGCGATATGAAACGCTGGGTTTTCGAGGAGGTTGATTTCCGGGAAGTACTCCACGGGGAATGGTTCGTGCATACTGATCGTGATCCACAGATACCGATTCTGTGGCGGTCCCTGGAACCGTCGAAACGTCCGGTGCGAATTCTGTCCATGCGCGTTGAGGATTCCGCCGATCCGGCGTCCGATGTTGTCGTAGGGAATGGAGAGGCGGCGAGATGAGAGGAACCGTTCGGAGCGAAAGATGTTTATGGCTGCTGGCGCGGAAGACCCAGCGGCGCCGGATGTACATATCCACGGTTCGTCTCTGGGTGGAGGCTATTCGCGGTTACTGGCATTGGACCGCGCCTCTGACCGTGTGCGAAGAGATGAAAAGTTGGGTCGATGCCGACGATCCGTCGTCCGATACCGTCGTGAGTGGAAATTAGGAGGCGTCACGATGAATCAAGCCGAGATCCGCGAGCTGGGAAAATGCGTGTGGTGCAAAACGGAACTCTGCAAGGGCGATTATCCGACATTCTACATGATCGAATTTAACAGGTACGCTCGGCATTCTCCCCGATTGCTCGCATCGCCGGAGCAAGATATCACAGGGATCCTGGGCGATGCGTTGAGGCTGGGCCTGTGCGACGATTGCGGCGAGAAAATCAGACCCTTGATAGTTAGCTTCTTTGCCAGAAAACCAGAGCCGAAGGAGGGTGCATGAATACCAGGAGGCGCCACGGGCGCAGGATTATCAGCGATGTCTGCCACTGCTACGACTGCGGGTTCCCATGTTGGAAGCCGGAATGGGTGATGGAAGTGCCCCTCTGCGTCGAGTGCGCCGACAAGAGGATGGCGAAGAGGCGACAACGGGCCGGGAGGCAAGCATGAGTGAGAACCGGGACAAGCTGATGGCCGCGCTCGAACTGCAACAGCGGTTCGATCGGCTGATCATCGATTTCGCGAGGATTACCGTGCCGTCTTTCGCGTTGTCGAAAAAGGTACGGATTCCCCCCGTGAGCTTCATTTGGGGGAAAACCCTGGCCCAGTGCACTCGGGACATCCAGGCACAAATCCTCGAGCTGAAGAGAGCCGTCTTTGACGAGCAGAACCCCATGATAAAGAGGCCGTCGCCGTGAGTGCTGAGGTCGAGATCGTGTCGGCCATGGAGGCGGCGCAGAGGTTCATCGACGCCTGCCAGGTTGGCCATACTTCAGGAAAACCAGTGGGCGAAAGCCCAGAAAGGAAATGACCCATGAAGTTTCCCATCGTCGTCCTGTCGTGTTTGTTCCTTGGTGCCGGGGCTCCGTTTGTGCCCGGGACGGCGGAGCTAGTCTGGGATCCGGTCATCACCGACACCACGGGCGCCGCCGCGGTGGCATCGCAGTACGAGGTCGCGGTATCGCTCCGCACGGCCGATGTCACGACCGGAGGCGCGGCGCTGAAGTCGATCAAGGTGACTGCGCCGAAGGTGGATCGGACTCTCGCCGTCGCCCTCTTCAACGGGCTGGCCGTCGGCGAGTATCGCGTCTGGATTCGCGGCATTCACGCGAGCGGAATCAATGGGCTCTGGAGCGATCCTCTACTCGTCGAGCTGCGCCCGCTGACCACGGCCGTTGTCCTTGCGAAGCCGATCAACCTGCGCGTCATCGAGGTCCCGCTAGGGACGGGCGTTCTCATCGTGATCCCGCCCCAGCCATGAGTGACAACGAGCAGATAAAAAAGTTTTGCGCCACCTTCGGCTCCGCACTCGCTGAGCATCTCATCGCGCAGGAGATAGGCATCCAACAATGGTCCACCATCAGCGCCACCTTCTTGGCGATGCGGGCTTCGCAGAAGGTCGAGTTCCTGCGCTTTGAACTTGCCGATGATAAAACGTACGGCGCCTATGAGGCCCTCGATGTTGCTGCCCTTGCCATGATGATCTGGATCGGCATCGCGAGTAAAAAGCATGAATGACAACGAGCAGATAAAAAAGGCTTGCGCGGACTTCGGGGCTGCCCTCGCTGAGCATCTCATCGCGCAGGAGATAGGCGCCAAATGGCCCACCATCAGTGCTACCTTATTGGCGATGCGGGCTTCGCATATGCTCGATGAACTGCGTTTTGCGGTTTCTCTCGATAATAATCGGGGCAGTAGCCACTACGCACTCGCCATGGGGGCCTTTGCCATGATGATCTGGGACAACCTCGCGAGACAAAAGAATGAGTGAGCCGCCGGATGACCTCTCACCGCGCCAGAAGCGCGCGAAGCTGTTTCGACTGGCTTACGGGATGCCGCTGTGGCAATGGCATTTCAAAGAATCCAAAAGGCACTTCAGGCGGATCCTGGAAATCTGGGCTCAGAACAATCGGGAATTCGACGACTCCTGGCAATCGACCTGCCTCTGGATCATCTTCGTTCTGACGCTGTTTGTGGACTTCGATGGATGTTCCGCTCCTCGCCTGTGGCGCCACTTTCTAAATACGAGCGAACCCCCTCAATCTGAATCAAATTCGATAGAACTCGGCGAGCGTCCTCGGTTTTTCCCGCCTGAAGCAACGAAGTTACCGGCGCGAGGATCTGCCGCACACGTGGAGGGGCGCGGTTATAGACCAGCATCCACTTCGGCGGATTCTCGATGAGATCGCTGGCAATAGCCATGCCCCGCGTCAACGCCCCGCCGCTCACCCGCCACGCGATTCCTGGCGCGATGTCGATGAAGGTCCGCAGAGATGCCTTCTGCGCCTTCTCTCCGGCGCTCTTGACCGCACGTTCGATCACCTCCTCGACGGGCTCCTCCGGCTTGACCTTCATGGCTTCTTGAATCGCGTTCGGAATCTCGATCGGAGTCGTGCCGAATTCGCGGCGCACCTCCTGCAAGCGTGCGAGCTCGGTCTTACGGATGGCGCTCTGCACCGACTGTTCGAGCGATTCTCCGGCTTCGCGGCCAAGTTGGACGGCGCGTTCGAAGTAGTCGGCCCAAGCCTGCGAAGCGGCGCCGTGACGTTTGCCCCAGATGTTCTGGACGATTTCGTCAGACTCGCGCCATGTGATAACTTTTTTTGCGGCGAGTTGGCGTGCCCTCGAAGCCTGCTGCGCGGCCTCCTGGCTGATCTCGTGCACCCGCTTCGCCGCCGATGCGCCGAGTTCTCCCTGTTCCTTGAAGATGTCGCCCGTGCCGCGAAACGCCTTGCCAAGAAGGCCCGGTTCCGCGACGCCCTCGGCGGCCCTTTCGGCCGTCTTTGCGGCCATTGGGATCGCCCTTGAGACGAATGGGGCGGCCGGCGATGGCTCCGGCGTTGGCGCCTTTCCAGCCGGGACTCCGGTCTCAGCCTCTTTGGCTGCTCTCTGCTTCTGAGAGAGGCGGTAGAGCCCGGCGCGAGATCGCGTCTCTAGGCCCTTCTCGCTCATGGCATCCGCCTCGCGGGCGAGCTGATCGATGGTTCGTTGGCGATTCACGATCTGATCTCTGATGGCAGCCTTGGCAGCATCGTCCTCTGTTTCGGCCGCCTGGCGCCTCAATTCACGGATGGCGCGTCCGTGCTCCTTGATATCTGCGCGGATCCTGGATGCTTCCTTCCCGAACTCGGCGGCTTGTACGGTCTGTCCCTGCAAGGTCGCCGCCTCTTCGGTGGACCGCATTTTTCCGGCCGCCCTGGCGGCCTCCCTGGCGGCGCGCTCGGCGGCATCCTCTTCGAAGAGTTTCTTGATAAGCTGCTCGCGCTCGGTTTGCTTCGCCGCTCTGGCCGCTTGAACCTCGGCTTCCTGGGCCGCCTCCTGGGCCGCTCGTCCGCTGATGCGCTCCAGCCTCGATTTCGTCCCGCGCCGTATCTGCTCCTCGACCAGATACGGCCACTTAAGCGGATTCGGCTCGGCTGCCCGCCCGGCCGTTCTGCCAAGAGCCTCCGAGGCCCCGCGATAAGCCTTCCCGAGAAGTCCGAACGCACCGCCAACGACAGCGCCCGTCGCGCCACGCGCTCCGACAGCCCCCACGTCCCGGCCGATCGTGGGCCCTCCGCCCTCCTGGATGATGCCGCCGGAGCCCATCGTCCGTTGGGCGAGGCGCGGAAGCGCGGCATCGAAGGCCGACATCCCGGCGCCCTGAGCCGCATAGCCTTGTGGGCTTGTCGGCACCTTACGCGTCAGCATGGCGCTCAGAATTTCCGGGGTGATATCAGTGACATCTCGCCAGAACTCCGCGCCAAATGGATTCAGCCTGCCCAGACTCGGCGCCGGATCGATAACGCGCCATGGCTCGCCGGACCCCTTCGGGCGCACGGCGAATTCTCCGCGTGAGTTTATCTCGGCATCGTATTGCCTGGTCTTCTGAAACGGGACCGGGCCGATGATGCCCGTCACTTTCTCAAACGGCGTCTTGGAGCCGGCCGGCAGCGACATTCCAGGCGGAGCCCGGAGCCATGCAAGGCGTTCCTCTGGGGTGGCTTGCTCGTAGAATTTGAAGAGGCCCCGCTCGTTGGCCGTGAGTCCGCTTTCCTGTAGGGGATTTTCCGGAGACGACCCTGGCTTGCCGGGCAGAACCGTCGGGGATCCGACCGCAGGAGCGCGATCGCTGGGAATCGTCTTTTTCTCCGGGATGAACTGAATCCCGGCGGCCCGAGGCTTCTTCTCTGGGATGAATTCAATCGGCATCAGTCTCTCCTGTAGCCGTCCCTCTCGGCCTCAGGTCCCCAGTCGGTTTCTCTGATCTTCCCCCACTCCCCATCTTTGTTGCGTACCCAAATCCAGCCCGGGGGCGGAGCATAGTCGGGCCTGCCTGAAGCGGCAGACTCGGATGGCCCAGCCCCGGCGGCCGGCTGCGCGGCTTGGATGCCGAGGACCTTCGACATGATCTCATCTTCAGTGAGTCCGAATCGCCCGGCATGGCGAGTGGCCACCCTCTGGCCGGCCAGTCGAATGGCCTCCTCGGCCGAGTCGATGTAGCTTTGCATGAGGTCTTGAATCTGCTTCTTCAGTTCCGGCGTTTGCTCGCCATGCACCCAACGTTGATAGAAGTCGGCGATGCGGTCGACGAGCGCCTGCCGGTGTTCGAATGGCGCCTTGTCGGCGTCGTTGAGTGCGCCGACCTCTCCGGACGCTCTGGCGGCCTTGATGCTGGCGGCAAACTGGCCCATCGCGTTGATGTTGGACGCGTTCACGGCCGCGCGAGCCGCGTTGATCATCTCCCGGTCCTTCTTGACCAGTCGATCGAAGTCATCGCCTATCTTCGCCCTGGCGGCGCCAACTAGGCGTTCTTCGCGTCCCTCCCGGCCCTCGAGGCCCTGCTCGGCGAGGTCGACTTCTCGTTCTCGCAGCGCGAGATTTCGCTCGGCTATTCCGGATCGAAGAGCGAAGTTCCTGTCTTCGGCTCCGGATCGCAGCATCGGCATCATCTGCTGCAGTTGCGTGAAGGTCACGTCGTCCGGCAATTCGTAGCCTTTCGCGCGTATGGCCTTCACGAATGTTTTAGGCACACGATCTCTCTCGAGCTTGATGTCCTCTTCCAACTGAGAGACACGCGGGCGAAGCGGGGGAGCCGCGCCGGCACGCATCCAGGCCGCGTTGACGATCCCGCTGCCAACGTCTTCGCCTGCTTGAGCCAGAGCACGGAAGCCTTCCAGCTTTCGTATGCGATCGCGCCGTCTCTGATCTTCGTTAGAGGCTTCATCAACATCGAGGTCCCGTTGCTCTGGCGAGTCCGGGATTGCGGATAGTGGGGCCGGGATCCCGGATTCCGGGCTCCACGGCATGGGCGGCATATTTGGAGCCAGCTCGGCGCGTGCCGCCGTCACCTCTGCGGATGGCGTGGATCCTCCGTATCCGACATCCTGCCGGGCCTGTATGGTCTCTGGCGATGGGCCGGATGGAAACCTTGGGCCCGCTGCCGGGGGCATCGGCGGCGGCACGTCCCGAAACGGCATCGGGAGGATGCTTGGCCTCGGCCGCGATGGAATTATGCCTGGAAATGGCGGCAATGGCGGCCGCTCGCCCGGGACGCCTGGCGGCGGCGGCACGTCCCGAAACGGCATCGGCAAGACTCTCGGCCGCGAATTCATGAGGTTCAAGAGCCGCTCCGGAGGTAGTGGCGTTTGCTCGCCCGGGACGCCTGGCGGCGGCGGCACGTCCCGAAACGGCATCGGCAAGACTCTCGGCCGCGATGGAATTATGCCTGGAAATGGCGGCAATGGCGGCCGCTCGCCGGGTATTCCGGGCGCCGGCGGGCCAACGCGGAGGAGCTCCTTCAGCCGTTCGATCTCTTCGGGGTCAATTACATCTGGCATGTCATCCTCCGAGTCCGAATCCGCCGAAACTTGACGCGGAGTCCCCGATTCCGCCGATGCCTCGGCCAAGTGATGATGCGATGGCAATTTTCTCCGCGCGCTTTCTCTCTTCCAGGCCGGCCCGTTGGCTCAATGCGTCGGTTAGCCCGCGCGTCTTCGCGAGCCGCTGATTGAAGCCGGTGTTCAAGAGTTCGTTCTTCCGATTCAGATTCTCCAACGCGGTCTCGTACCGCGCGATCGCGTTGGCTTCTCCGACTCTCTGGCGGGTGCCGATGTTGTAGCCCTGAGCGCGCTCCCGGGCCCCCGCTCCATACTGCGCCGCGCCGGTCTTGAGTTGAGAGGCAAGCTCATTGAAGCGATTCATCGCGGCCGCATTTTTGGCCGCAACGTCTATGTCGGCTCCGCGGATTCTGCTGCCAAGCCCAGAGGCGGCCTCTGCTCCTGTGACGCGGTTTGCGATCCGCATGGCCGACGTGTCGCGCGCCATTCGCGCGGCCAAGTCCTGCGCGCCCTGATTGGCGCCCAGGCGAGCCGAGATCTCATCGCCGATGGACAATCGGCCACGGGATGCCAGGTCTCTGAGAACGTCCTCCTGCGCGGAACGATACTCGCGGCCGAGCGCGCCTTGAACGTCTTCGGTAGCGAGCCGATCGGCGAGCGGGAGACCCTCTTCGGCGATTCGCTCGAAACGGGACAACCCGCGCAATTCCGCCTCGCGGCCACCCGGCGCGACCTGAAGCATCTCCGGCTGCCCAACGATGACGGCCTGATATTGCTCCGGGAACGCCTGGGCTAAGATCTCTCTTTCCGGAGCCGAGAGCGCCGACATATCGAAGTTGGACTCTTCCAGCTTCCGCCAGATGTTGACTGCCTCGCGGAGGTACTTCGTGCCGCCTCCTCCGGCCATGAGCAGTCCTATTCCGGCTCCGATCCCGCCGCCTAGGTTTGCAAATCCGCCGCCTCCTTCTGCCATGAATCACCTCAGAAAATGTCGGCCGCTATCCGTCCGGAAGTCCCCTCGGCCCTTGAACTCTGTTTGGGCGCCAGCTCGGGCAGTCCAAGCGTGAGCACATCGGCCGTGATCTGGGCCACCTTCTTCCAGTGCCCGGCCTTCTTGGCCTTCTCGAACTTCTTTCTAGCCTTCTTGATGCCCTGAAGATCCTCGTCCCTGGCGGTTCCCAGCGCCGCCGTGCGTTCCTGGATCTGCCGCTCGATCTCGGCCAGGTAGAGATCTATTTCGCCGACGATCTTCGGCCGCTCTCGCGGATCCGCTTCGGCGATCGTGTCGGCAAGACCAAGGATCTCCGATGCCCGGTTATAGGCCTGGCGCTGCTCCGGCGTGGCGACGGTCTCGCGCGAGATCCCTGTGCCCTCGCTGATCCCAACATAGGGCCGGAGGTCACCTGGCTCAAGTCGTCCTATGCCGCCTCCGTAGTAGAGGGGGTCGTAAACGGCATGTTCCCCGAAGTCCTCTTTCAGGACGCCTTTACCTCCGATTCTAGCCCGGTTGACGCCAGGCGAGAAGCCGGCGGCCTCAAAGGCTGCGTTTCGTTCCATCGCTCGTTTTCGAAGCAGGTCCATGTCGGCGGTGGTGTAGTTCCCCTTATTGGCGTCGAACCACTCCTTCGGAAAGCCGATTGCGGCCTTCCCGCGGCTCGTAACCTGTGGCTCTAGGAATGGGATCTCGGCTATATCGGCAAACTGGGCTTCGAGTTCCGCACGTTTGTCTCTGGCAGCCTTAATGCTCTGGATCCGTGGATCGGCGGCCACCGTCTCGCCCTCTTCGCCTGGCAACGCCACCAAGTCGGCCAGCTTGCCGGATGCCCGGAAGGTCTCCAGTAGGTTTCGAAGCGCGTCATCGTACTCCTCTTCCTCGCTAAGGCGGCCCTGAATGCCAGTAAGCGCCTCTCTCTGCCTCGCCTCTGCGAACTGACGGGACTGCGCGGCTATGTCAGCCTCTTCGGCTTCGCGCGCGCTGGCAAGGCCGCCGGCGGCCTTCTCGGCGCCCACGATCTCGGCCTGGAGCCGGCCTATGTCCGCTTGGAATCCGGCGGCGGCTTGGCGATACAAAGGATCCTGGAGGATCTCCCGGGCCTCGGTACGGTACTCGCCCGGTGTCAATCCAGGCGATCTCGTGCGGAGGAGGTCTTCGGCTCCGGTCCCGGTCAGAAAAGACCTTCCGCGGACGCCGAGCTCCTCGGCTTCTCCGCGTGCTATCGCGAGGGCGCCTGGATCGAGCGCCCGCGGGCCCGAGTACTGCGCGCGGATGAGGCTCTGCGCGTCTGAAACGTCCCTCGGAGCCGCTTCGCGGCTGAAGGCGCGCTCGAGAAGCCCTGTTCCGCCGATGCCCTCGAAGGACCGCCTTTGGCCGGCGGCGGCACTGAAGCGTCCGGCCTCCTGGGCTATCCCGGAGAAGCCGCGCTGGAGGCCCTGAGAGACTGGCGCGAAGAGTCCGGAATACGGCGTCTCTCTGGCGGCATAGCCGCGCAGCGAAAAGGCCGGAGATGGAGCCGCCGGGGCGGCTGTTTCCCTCTGGACCTGAGCCGGAGCCAGGCTCGGAGCCGGCGTGGTCGTCTGCGCGCTGGGCTGCTCGGTTGGCGCGGATGGCGCCGCTGCTTGCGGCTGAGCCGTGGCCGCCGGGGATGGCGAGGCAGAGACGCCGTAGAACCGTTCGAGTCCAGGGCTTCCAACCGGCTGAGCCATCAGCTCCGCGAAGTCCCGTTCGGTCTGATATTCCTGTGCCATTCATCCCCCCCGGATCAGCATCCGGACGGTCACTTTTCCGGCCGGAGCCGAGTCAAAGAACAGCGCCATCTTAATCGACCTCTCATTCAAGACCTGCCATCGGCGGATTCGCGGCACCTCTCCGGCGCTCGAATAGTACGGGATGGCGCCGCGTGGGGGGCCCTTGAGCGTATTGAGGCCGATCGTGATGTCGGTGTCGTGCTGGCACTCGAACTCACGGTCCTCGTCGTTGGAATTGACGCCGAGAACGAATCGATTCTGGAGCAGCTCGGTGATGTCCTTCAGTTGCTTTCCCTGGACGCGCATCGGGACCTCCAGGGCCGGCGGGATGCCTGGAAATTGACTCCGCGTGGGGTGGACGTAGTTGCCTATGCGCTTCATCGCTGCGCCCTGGTCGTCGCCGAGCTGATCGGGTTGTAGTCGATGGCCAACTGGAGGATGTTGACCGCCTCAAGCGCCCACTTGTGGCGGTACATCGGGCGAATGGTCTCACAACGCCGATGCGCCTTCGGCACGCCGGCCCGAACTGGAATCGAGTGGCTGGGCAGCGGATCTCCCCAAATGGCTCCCCAGTCCGAGCCCCACCCGCTTCCGCGCGGGTGATCGATTCTGGGCGACCACGCTTCGATGCCGATCGAGTTCGAGATCCAGCCGAGATAATGGTGCTTCGCCGACGTGTCCTCCATGTAGACCTGGGTTTGCGTGAACTCCTTCTTGATGCCGACGTTTCCGGCGGCTTCGTCAACCCACTCGATTCGCATCTCGATCGGAATCGACAGAAAGGCCGCGCCGGCGATGAGCGGGATCTCGCGATCGAGTGTGACGGAATAGTTGCCGCCGCCGAGATTCGTGACGATCTGGGCCACGCCGCGATGCGGATCCTGGGTGAGGAGCCATCCCTCGGTGAGCGGCTCCGAATAGGAGTACGCCACGGTAACCTTGGAGTAGGTCTGTCCGGAGATGATCACCGTCGTCGGCGACGAAAGAGTTACCGCGATGTCTTCGTCAACCAGGTCGTTCGAGGAGAAGTCCTTTCGCTCCTTGAGCACGAAGGCATCCTTCGAGTGCCCGAGGTAGAGGCGATCGTCTTTTGGGTCCGGACCCTGGATGATGATCCCGGTCGATACCGACTTCTCCCACGGACCAGACCACTCGTTCAGCCGCACGTCGTAAACCCATGCCAGCTCGGCATGCCCGCTGGTGGAGATGTCCGGGACGAAGAGGAGGTATTTGAGATCGCTCTCGTATGGCACGGAGAAGACGGATGCGCCGAAGTTCGAGAGTCGTCGCACGGCGTCAAGAAGGTCTCGGATGTCCTGAGAGATGAGCGCGTAGCCGGCCGAGGACACGCGCGCGAGCCCCTGACGGAACCAGCCGATGGCCACGTTGTCGATGGAGAAGAATGTGTCTGGGTGAATCAAGATCAGGGTGGTGTCTACTTCGCGGACTACGAACGAGCGGCCGGACGCCTTGTCGGTCTCTCCGGAGACTTCGTACATCCCGGCCTTTGTGGCTATCAAGAGCGATTCTTTTGTTGCCACCATGCCGAGAATCTCGAATCCTGGCTTTCCGATGTCTAACTCGTTTAGCCTCGGCATTGATTCGTACTTCTGAAACTTAGATGGCGCGATCTTGTGCGATCCGGCGGAATTGCTTGAGATGATGGAGGTTCCCGAGGCCGGAATCACGGGCGAGAACTTCGGCCCGGCCGCCGCCGTGGCGTTCAAGTGGAATGCGTTGTCGATGAGGTCTCGGCGTTCGATGAGGATCTTGCCGGCCGGCTCGTCAACGGCGCTGACGTAGAAGGCGTTGACCGGAGAGCCGGCGTCTCTGTTAATGATCTTCGTTAAGCTTTGCGCCGTCTTTCGCACCGCCACGGCGCTCGTGCCTTCAGCGGCCTTCGTGTGCCGGCGGAACTTCTTCAGCGCGACATCCTCGGCCGTCGAGAAGGTGTAGGTGCGAGATGCCGCACCTACGGAGATCGTGATCGAGTCCACATCGTCGGTAATGCCCTCTATGCTTGTAAGCCGGATCTCGCGTTGATGCTCGCGGTAGATCCAGCCGAGCCAGGCGTGTCCCTGCCACGGAACAACGAATCGAGCGAACGGCGGGCGATCGTTCTGCTGGAGTATTCCCTCGCCGGTCCCTTCGTTCGTGTAGAGATTGATCCCGCGGAAACTGTCGTCGTAAGTGTCCAGGAAGGTGACGAATCCGTTCGAGACATCGGTCGAGCCGATGTCGTTTCGGATGATCAGCTTGCCGTCGTCGAGCGGCACATCGGCCGCCTGCGCGCTTCGCGTGGTGCGATAAACCTCGTACCACATTCCGGCCGTCACGTCGGCCGGTAGCGTTGCCGTCAGCGTGACATCGGAAGCCTTGCCGGCGAACGCCGTGGCCGTCGGATTCACCGGAGCGATGGAGATCGAGTAGGTGTAAGTGTTCGCATTCACCACGGTGATCGTGTGCGCGCCCTGGATATAGTCCGCCTGCGAAGGATTGATGATCTCGATGGTGTCTCCGGTGGAGAACCCGTGCGCGGCGTGGGTCACGGTAATGTCCGGGTAGGCCAGGAATGCCAGAGAGACCGATGCCGCCGTGTTGGTCACGGTGGCGAGAAAGCTCGGCGCGCCCGGAGGAAGCTCATCGCGGCCGAAGACGATTCGATAGCCGACCTGCCCATCGGGCTCGAACCAGGATCCGCCGGCGCCGGAGAGCGCCAGTTGCACATCGAGCCCCCTCGGAATCCCGGAACGCCTCGGCGTGTCCGTGGGGCTCGACTGGATCATCATCCCCATGTCGGTGAGAAAGTAGAATTTCTCGTCTATCTCGGATCCCCTCATGCGGACGCCGGGCGGAGGCGAGTATGTGCCGGGCCAGGATGCCAGAGTGCCGAGTCCATCGGAATCGTATTTGAGCGTCGTTCCGTCGAGGACCACCAAACGGAAAAGATACTGAAAGAGCTGGCTCGGCGCCGCGGTGGCGAGTGCGGCGTTACGAGCCAGCCCGCGACGCGAAGAAATCACGTTGTCTCTGTCGATGACCGAGTTTCGCGCAAAGAGGAGAGACCCCTCGGGGGCCGTCAGGCGGTTCCGCCACGTCTGGAGGCCCCTCGCACGCCGAATGAGCGTCTGCTGGCCCGCCATGATGCCTATCCGCACCAACGCGGTAGTGACCTCGACTTCCGGGACGACGATCGGAACCGATTCATCGACGAACCAAGATGCGCGGTCCTCTCGATGCCAGCCGCGCATCTTTCGCGTTGACGCGCTCGGAAACCACGTATCGGCTCCGGGCACGACCACCGGCGCCGGAACCCGCGGATCGTGCGATTCCGTGCGGTTGCGCCAGGTCGGCTTTCGTTTCCACTCCCATTCAGGAATCCAGGCATCCAAGGCCGGAGCGTGTCGGCCCGGATCCCATGAACTCGGATCGGATCTGCGGGACCTACCATCCCGCATTCGCCGAAGCGGGGGCTCGCTGATGGTCCAGCCATCCAATGGCGGAGCCCCGGCGGCCGCGGGGGCAAATGGAAACCACGATTCGTTATCCGGTTGCCGTCCTCTCCGATCGCTTGTCCTTGGAGATGCCGGTCCGCCGGGCAGCCAGGAATCGAGAGCGGGAGCCGGAGCCGCGGCCGGCGCGAACGGATACCAGGATTCATTGTCCGGTTGTCTTTGGCGCCGCTCGCTAGTTCGTGCGAGCGGAGGCCCGCTCGGCAGCCACGAATCGAGGGCTGGCACCGGCGCGGCCGCCGGCGCGAAGACCTCCGAGACGGCCGGATAGAGCCTCCTACGGATCCGCATCTCACTTCAGATGTCCTATTTTCCCAGCCTCGTAGAGTTCCAATTTCCGCTCGAACGGCACGCAGAGATCGCATGCCGCGTCTCCACAATGGATGGCGTTACAGTTCATGCACCAGCCGCGCCGGCGGCCGGACCCCTTCACGAAGATCCACTGGCGCCCACAGTGGCAGCACTGGACGGTATCGGCGACGGTGGCGCCGTCTACGAGGAGATGGCCGCGCGGCTTCGGCGCCGATTCTGCGCGGACGATGACCTCTTCGATGGAGAGCTTTGTCTCGTCCAGCATCGCCTACTCATCGAAATGAACGCACGCTTGTTCCGCGTATGCGGTTGATGGCGACACCGCGCGCACGCCGAGTCCGCTATCGTTGGTGGCCGGAGCCAAGAGCATCCCCTTTTGATCGGCGGCAACCCACTGGACGTTCTGCCGCATGTTCTTGGGGACGTGGAGAACGATGGCGTTTGCGGTATAGGTCGGCGCGCCGGTTGGTCCCGACACGGCGTTCGCCAGAGCGGCCGGGTCAGCCGGATCGAGCGCCTGGGGAGTCACCGCCGTTCCGCCCGGCGTGCCGTTCTCCGCGGTGAACCTTTGGATGTCGTAGCCGACCGCGTTATCGGCCGGGGCGGCGCGAGATCCGATGATGATGTGGTAGAACCCGAAACGGCGCGTCGTCGCACCCACCGCGAGGTAGATGAGAGTATTGCCGTTCGTGTTCGTGTCCGAGCCTGTGATCGAGTACCGAGCCATCTGGCCTCCTTACGTGTACGGGGTTGGTTCCGTTCTTTCCATTGGGGGAATGGTCCGCTCAGGGATCCACGAATCGAGCGCCGGGACCGAAGGCGCGCCGGTTGGCAGAAACTCGACGAAGTGCTGCGTGGAGATCATATTCTTAGCACCGCCCAGGGAAACGCGCGGCCAGTGCCATCGGTCTGCTCCAGCGTGATCGTGATCTCGATGTCGCTGGGGACCGGCACGGAGATCTTGAGGGGCTCCGTCTGAACATCGCGAAAGGTGGCCATGTAGGCCAGGAGGAGCGTGTCGCCGCTCCGGCACTTCGTCTTGATCCGCAGCTTCAAAACGTCTCCGTTGGCCATGTTCGCCGCGTCGACTTTAAGGACGTAAGTGGCGTTCGTGGTCACCGCTGATATGAGGTTGTGCTCGGTGTCTATCGTCGCCGTCTGGCTTCCGGAGTTTTCGAGAGTCCAGGCCATGTTTCATCCAAAGCAGTGAATTGCCGCGTCAACCAGCCGCGCCGGGGATGCCGCTCCGCTACACTGAAGCCTGAGCGCGATCCGCGTCCCGGCTGGGATATCGACCGGGAAGGGGCCGAACCAGATCTGCGTCAGCATGTCGGTCGATATTCCGGAGTTGAAAGGGATGTTCGAGATGGCCGCCACTTCAGAGCCGGAGCCTCCGATGCCGAGATCGAGCCTGAAATAGTAATTATTTCTGCTGGCGTTGGCCTGGTTGCCCAGGCTGATGATCACCATCTTGGTGTCGTCGGTGGTGCTCGATGTCATCTGCGTCCAGGCGCCTTCCGTGTTGGCGGTGACGCCCGGATCTATCGAGGTCCCGCCCGAATCGGACGTGTCGTCTCCGTAGGTGACGCATTTCGTGCACGTGTTGGATGGCTTCGTGTTCCCCTGGCGCTGGAGGACGATGCCCACCTTGATGGAATGGCTCGCCACGGAGCATCGGATCCGGGCCGCGACGCGTGTCCCGCCCGGGATCGGGATCGGGATGTAGACGAATCCCTGGATCGGCTTATTGTTCTGGTGATCGAAGAGGAGATGGCTCACAAGAACGATTTCCGACGATGCCGCGCCGATGCCGATGTCGAGGATGATCTGAGAGATCGAGGAGGTGGCAGAAGTGCCGATGGCGGAGAGCCAGAATCCGTCGCAGTACTCTACCGTAGCGGAGACGATCTCCGTCCAGCTCGCGGCCTCCGTGTTTGGCGTCGCGCTGGCCGCGACGTCAACCGGGGTCGTGCTGGAGGCGAGCCCGATGGCCTCGTAGGTTCCTCCGCTATTTGGTCCCGGCCAATCGCCCATCAGTTGAACCTGTATCCCCCGTAGTGGGTGTTGATGATGTCTCTCAAGTCGCGTTTCTGAAGCGTGGTCAAAAGGCCGAGCGTCAGATGCGCGTCCACGTCGGCCATCACAAGCGCGGTGATGTCCACCGGCGGTACGATTGTCATCGCCCGCCAATCCAGCTTGGATTCGTCCCACTCCTCGGTGTCGAGTGGCCGCGAAGAGAATGACTTCGCAGTCAGCCCGGCGGGGAGGCTCTCCGGCTCTCGGCTGTCGCCACGCGATCTCAGGCGGCCGGTGGCCGTCTCGTAGACAACCCAGTAAGCCATTACCGTTTCCTCATGGGAGCGCGACCGGTTCCTGAGTGTTCCTCATGTGGATCCGGATCCTTTTTTTTTTGGAACTCTTCCTTCAGCGTGCGGATGTCGTCCCGAATGACCGCGACGGCCTCACGCCTCTGCTCTTGCGATTCTTCGCCGGTCCTCGCCAAGACATCCAGCGCGCTCTTGAATGTTGCCCGTTCGTTGGCGGATGCCTTCACCTCCTCCAGCAGCGCCCTCTGGGTCTTTTGCAGCGCGACCCAGACGGCGCCTATGGCGGCCAAGAGGCCGGCCACGATGACGCCGCCCGGCAAAAGGTCCTTCCAGCGGTCTCTCTCCAGGCGATCGATGGATGCGCGTATGTCTCGCAGATCGCCTTCGACATCGGCATAGGCCTTGATGGCTATGAAGACGCCCATGGCCATGCTGAAGAAGACCGTAGCCGCCAGGGCCCACCGGGCCTTATTCATGTTCACTTCGGCCTGGCTCACGGAGACCACCCCTGGATCTGTCTGCGCCATCCCTGGACTCTGCGCGGGCGGCCCTCGACGCGATCGGAGAGGAGGACATCCGCGGCCTTCATCTGCTCGGTCAATAGCGGGCCCAGGATCTGCACCTTCGGATCTCCATCGGCTCCGATGCGAAAGAGCGCCACGGATCCGATGAGGGTTGGAATCATGTCCTCCGGAATCTGCGGCAACGCCGATTCTCCGGCCAAGCAGGCGTAGTCTCCTACGGCCGGAGCCATGGTGCCGAATGAGCTGCCGTCAATGGTCTCCAAGAAGGTGATGACGCTGCCGGCCGGCGCGCCGACCTGGGTGAGATCCATGAGCTTTATTTCAGCCCCGGACTCAAAGGAGTGGATGTCTATTTTGGCTCCATCAACGAAGGTGGCCGGGGGGGTGGCCGAAAGGGTGACTTGCTTAGAAGAGAGCGCCAACGCGGAGATGGTCCTTGTCTCGGCGATCGGCACCATCAGGCTTGGACGCACCATGAACGCCATTTCGAGAAATCCAGTGTAAGATCCCTGGATCGGCACCAGCTGGACGTAGTTGCCTTCAAGGTACCATCCATCCGGCGTGCCGGACCCCGGATCGGTGTAGAGGTCTATGTCCTCTCGGACAATTCGTGGCAGATACGAGCGCGTAGAGCCGTCGGAATATATGAGGTCTCTCAACTTGTTTCCCATGGCGCGATGGGGGATGCGATAGCGTGAGACCGAGCCGAGCGCGACGCGCACGCTTCGAATGCCGTATTCTTCTCTAGCCTGCATGAGTTTCGGCATCACCGTGTCCCGCATCCGCTCGTTCACAAGCTTCAAGAGGTCCTCGTCATCGTTCCCATCGGTCTGAACCGAGTTCAGGCCTGCGGCCTGCCGGATCGAGTCGAGGAGAGTCGCCGAGTCGTATCGCAGGGCCATCGTCAGCTCGTGGGCGGAATGAACTGGATGTAATGGATCGTGATCTTGATGGCCCCGGCGGTCCAGGTTCCGCCGTTTGGCGTCAGGAGAACGTTTGTTGCAACCAAGACGAAGGCTGGAACCGGCATGGTTAGCACGGCCGAATTCTGATCCGCCGGCGTCGCCGTTGTGCCGGCTGCGAGCGCCTTATTGTCGGCGAATCGCGGCGCGTCTCCGGTGATTCCGAGATCCCACGAGGTCAGAGTGCCCGTCATCGTCGTCGTCACCCGGGCAGACCAGCCGATCACCAGGGATCCGGCCGGTATCGCGGATGCGTAGGTCCTGGTCCCGCCCGACAGCCCGGTGTCGTTTACCTCGAAGGATCCGAACTTCATTTCGGCCCCGTTAAGGGATGGAAAGTGAGAGACGCCGCCGTCCTGAAGCAATTCGAGCGCCTTGTAGACGGAATCTCCCTTGTTGACGTAGAAGCGAAGAGAGCCCTGAAGCGCGCTCGGATCCGCCTGGACAACGTTGGCGCGCACGTCGGCGATTCCGTTCGTGTCTCCGAAAAGACCGGATCCGGCTACGAAAGAGACGGCCGCGCGTTCTCCTGTGGCTTCTGCGCGACGAAGAAGCGCACGCGTCATCTGGGCCGTGTTCTCGATGTCAACTTCGTGGCTTGATCCTGCGCTCAGAACGGTCAGAGGAATTCCGGCCCCTACGGTTGACCGGGTGATTTTGACGACATCATTTGCCGTGGTGCCGATGAATTCAGCGGCAAGCCCGAGTCCATCTTTGGTTACCAGGAATCCCACTCCGGTTCCGTCGTCCTCGATGACGAGTGTATTGCCGGTGCCGGTCCCGGACTTGAAGAGCCGCATCAGATTGAAATTCCCCTGCTGCTCGATGAGTGCGGCGCGATTATTCGCGGCGGACGCAACGGTAAGGCTTATGCAGGGGGCGGATCCGTTCTGAGTGCCGGAGATGAAAGAGCCGGCGCCATCCTTTACGAAGCTGATGGTCGAGCCGGTTCCGTCGTCGTCGAAGTCGAGGCAGGACCCGGCTCCGGATGCGGTCTTCAAGATCCGCATCGCGTGCTGATTGGCCTGCTGAGTCAGGACGATTATCTGTGAGTTTTGAGCCAGGGGGCCGATGACGCCGATAGATCCGCCGGCGCCGATGGTGATCTGGTCGCCGCCATCGTAAGAAGACTGCATCGATGATGATGATGATCCCCATGATAGATTGCCGCTTCCATCGGTGGTGAGAAAGTTGCCGGCAGAGATGGTATTTGGAAGCGTAAAGGTCAAATCGGCCGCCAACGACGCCGGAGCCCTCAGCGTGATTTTGTTGGTGCCGTTTACCGCGGCTTCAAACAATTCGATGCCGCTCTGATTGAACGCAGCCACGCCGGGTCGCAATTCGACCCAGTCGCCGATGGCGGTGTCCCAGCGCAGTTCAAGCGTCTCGTACTGGCGAAGCGTGATGTCGCCCCGGAGTCGCACGTTGGCGTTGTTCTGGATGGTGACCGTGTTGGTGGCGTGATCGCCTTGGAGGATCAGCAGTTCGCCATCTACCGTGCCGTTGGCGATGGCCGTCGTGGCGTTTAATGTCACGGGCCCTCCGGATCCGGAGACCTTATGGACCGGATGCGTGCGGGTCAGAGTCGCCGACGCGGCCAGGGAGGTCGTCGTAGACGGGAGACGCGGGATGATGACCAATCCCGGCGTTCTGCCGAAACCGCCATCAGCCGCGTCCATGAGATCGTCCAAGATGGCCGTCGCAGCCGGCCCGACGTTGTTGTCGCCTGCCTCAGGCACGTCATAGTTTTGGCCGAAGAGGCCCTTCGAATAGGTCATGTGCTGTATCGTCTCCCGCGGGCGTGGATGTTCACGTTAGCGGCGGCCGAAAGCTGCGCGATGACCGTCGTTGCCGGCGAGAAGCGAATCGGACGCGACAGCCTGAATGGAATGCACGTATTCGCGCCGATCCACTGCGCGAATTTGACGGTTCCTCCGGCTCCGTCCTTCAGCGTCAAGCGGGTGGCCGTGGCCGATTCGTTGGAGGCGATCAGATCGTCGATATAGGTGACCTTCAGTTCATTTCCGGCCGCGGCCGCAACCAGCGTCACCTCGGCCGTGGTGGTGGCCGTTATGATGGACTCAATCGGATAGGTCTCTAGCATGCAGCCCCCTTACTCGGTGATGTCGTACCAGATTTCGACTCGTACCTTTCCGGCGGTGATGTTTCCGCTGGTGCCTCCGGAGACCTGGATGACCAGATCCTGCGGGGCGTTGTACGGCACGGTGATCGCCGACGCGCCATCGGCGAAGGTCACCTTCGTTCCGGCTGCGAGCGCCTGAGTCGTCAACGCGCGCGTGCCGTACTGCGTGTTTCCGGCCGCATGTCCGATGTTGATGGTGGTCCTGTCTCCGCCGGTGGTGATGGTCTCCAGCACGGTGAGGCCGTAACCGCGGACGATGGCGCCGTCCGGAATCATGGCGGTGATGGTGGAAGTCGTGCCGCCGGTCGACAGCGTGTGCTCGACCACCTTCGGCACGGCGGACCGGAAGGTTCGAAAGTTGCTGCCGACTCCGTTTTTCACTCGGAGCGAATCCTTCGACGCGGACGTAGAGAATTTTCCGTTGACGATTTCGATGCCCATATGAGTCTCCTTCTTCGGCTGCTATGGGCCTACGAGCCCAAGTGGCGGAACCCGCCGCGGCCGAGTTACTCCTACGAAAGAAGAGGCTTCATGTAGTCTGGGAATTTGGACGCGGGAGGCGATGGCTTCTCTTCCTTCTTAACCGAGGGAGTTTTCGCCTTCGAATCAGCCCTTCTGAATATGCGGTGAATCGTCTTCAACGCCTCGCCGATGATCTCGTCCTCTTCTTTCGACCTCATGAAGCCTCCACGTAGAATCCCGCGGGCGCCCGCTCTCACACGAGCGCCGCGAGAAATCCGAATCGATCAGTTGACCATGTTCTCGAACCTGACGGCGTGCGATGGAATCGTGTGGCAGTACGCGGAATCGTGCCACAGACGGAACTCGAACCCGGCGTTGTCCTTCAGTTCCGTCAGGATGTCTCCGCTGACCTTGATGGCCGATCTCGGGGTGAACTCTCCCGCGGTCGGCCGAGAGAAGTTGAGCTCAAAGGACCCTGGCCGGACGAGCTCATCCCAAGAGAAGAGATAGGAATAGCCGCGGCGAACGAGTGGATGCGCGAGAATCTCGATCTCGCCGAGCGCGCACTCGTAGATGATCTTTCGATTGCCGAGCTCTCCGACTCCCTTCTTGTACGATCCGTCGTAACGCCTGTCCGCGGCCAGGTCCTGATTGAGCGTGCTCCAGGTCTTCGGCGATACGAACTGAACGAGCATATCGGAGTCTGAACCCATGTCTTGGATGCGAGACGCGCCGTCCTGGACGATGTTGAAATCGAGCCGAGTCGCGCCAACGTCTACGACGTTTCCGGCGACCACCTCGTTCGTGGCGGCGTCGAGCGTGAAGTGGATTCCGGTGTTTCCGAACTGAAGATGGAGCCCCCTCATGGAGTTGTGGAGCGTGCCGGAAAGAACGTACTGGCCCAGGAAGAAGACCTTGTCCGTGGCCACGATGGAGTCCTGCGCCGTGTCGTCGCCGGTGATCGTGATGGTGCGATTGGTGACGTTGATGGCCGAGATGGTGAATGCGCCGGTGCCGAACGTGCTCGGGGGCGTCGAGGCCGTTCCGCGTTGGGCCGCCAAGCTTGTCGAGAAGACCTCCACCTTGGCATTCTTCATGCCCACCCAGGCCGCCGGCGCGTACTCGGCCTCGGTAAGGGTAAGCGTGTTCACTCCGGCCGTTCCGGGCGTATTCGTCTGGACGATGCCGAGGCAATACTGGCCGTAAAGGGCATCCAGTTCGATTCTCCGGCGAGCGTTGTTTCGCGCGCTGAGGGCCGTGCGTCCGATGATCGAATCCGAAGCGGCTTGCTTCTTCATCGACTGCGACGCGCCGGGGTAGGAGACGGAGGACCTGAAGCAGTGTTCGAAGCCTCGGACCTCCATTTGATCGATGCGGCCATCGACCGACGCAAAGAGCCCGAAGGCCCCGTTGTCGGCCCGCGAGTAGGTCGCGCCCTGCTCTTCGCTGGTCGTGATCGGGACGACGTACCGTTCTCCGATCTTCTCGAAGTCCTCGATGTCCTTTTTGGCTTGGAGAACGGCGTTCGTGCCGAAACTGAGGATGATTTTCTCGGCGTAACGCCTTTTGAAAAGTCCGGGTGCAGTGAGTAATTCTGCGGCCATCTGGCGGCCTCTCTTTCGTGCATGCGGCAGGTGAGAGACTGCCTATGGCTTGTCTAGTTCGATGTTTACTACGAAGCGGCGGTCTCCCTGAAGAAATCGGCGTTCCGGAGGATCTTCGAAGCCTTTTCCGGGCTCTTCGGAGCGGCCGTCTCGGCCTTCTTCTCCTCACGAGCCTGCTTGATGGCTTCGAGCTGCTTCTTGTTGATCGCGGCCGCCAGTTCTGGGCGTTTCTGGACCAGCGCGATGATCTTCTCATCGTCCAACTTGTCCAAAACTTCATCCGCGGCAAGCGGCGGCTTCACAATTCCGGGGAACCGAGATGCCACTATTTTTGCTGCGTCGGCAACGGTGGGGCTCTCTCCGAGCAGACGACGGGCCATCAGAAATTCGCTCATGATTGCCTTCACTTCGTCTGTATCCGGCAGCCCGGTTGCCGTCACCGCTTCCTTGAATTCCTTAAGAAGACGCGCCTCCTCGGCGGCCTTTCTAATTTGGCGTTGAGCCGAGGAGTTCTCGTCTTCAAGTTTCTTTCTGCGCTCTCGCTCCTCTTCAAGGCGAGCCTGAGCCTCCCATGCCCTCTGAGCATCGGAAGACAGCTCCTCGAATCCCTTGTATTCTTCTACGGCCCCTTTGCAGAGGGCTATCAGCGCCTTGTAGGCGTCGATGCGGTTGCCCTTGTATTCTCCGTCCGTGAGAAGATCCAAGAGGGCATGAAGAGGTTTTTCGCTCAGCGCCTTGGCGCGTTTCTCGAACTCATCGCGGACCGAGAGCGCTTTCGAGATGCTTTCGTTGGCGAAGTCGAAGAAGTCGGCTTTGGTGGCGAAGTCCCGCATCTCGCCGTCAACTTTGAGCGAAATGAACGCATCGGCATCTTTCTTCCCGGACCCCTCCGCAGATACCGGCTCGGGCGAAGCCGTCTCCTTGCCGGCGACTTCCGCTTGAGATCCGTCGGCCTCAATAGCGGTCGCCCGAGTGGTTCCGGCATCCGGGGTGCTGGTGGTTCCCGATTTAGTCTCAATGGTTTTCGTTGGTTCAGTCGCCTTCTCCGGAGCCTCTAGGGCCGTTGCCTTGCTTTCGGCCGCCGGGGCCGCGGCAGCCGGATCGGACGCCGCGGCGGGCGTGTAGTTCGACCAAGTGTTCGCCATCTATGCCGCCTCCTGGGCGGTTTCTGATCTCAGATGCTCCCTCGCATCGCCGAGAATCTGCTTTGCGCCCGCAACCGGACGCGCTTGACCAGGAGGAGCGCGCGGCGGCTCTTCTGGATTTTCGCCCGGGCCCTCGATTTGACGTTGACCTCCCGGAGATCCCGAAGGCGCTCCTATCTGCAGCCCACCCATTGGCCCGGCCAGCATGGACAGGACCTGCATCAATTCTGGAGGCGCCCACTTGAGCGCCACCATGAAGGCTTGCGCGACTCCATTCTGGCTTAGCATCGCCATGTGCTGAAGGACGTGCGGCATCACCCGCATAACGAGCGAATCGTCCATTCGCGCCTCGACTGATCCAACCAAATCGCTGACGTGAATCTTCATGTGGCTCAAGTGATCATCGGTGATGCTGACGACAACCTGTCCGCCCTCCTTGATGGTCTCGTTCTCTTCGTGCGCCAGTTTGGTCTGGTTCTCGATGGGATCTAGGACTCTCTGAGCCGGCGAGCCGTTGAAGACCGAGAGCAGTTCCTTTTCGTTGGTGATGAGTCCCAGCTCCGCCATCATCTTGGCCACCTGGAATCGACCGGACGGAGTGCGCAGCGCGGGATTGCCCGGCTTCACGATCACCCTGGAGACCTTCTTGAGGCCCGCTCGGCTCATCTTCGAGTAACGCACGATGTCTCCGGCTCCGACAATGGGCACCTCAAGACCCTCCTCGATCTTCTCCGAGAAGATGTCGAGCACGCTTTGCCCAACGCTCGACGCGGCGTCCAGCGCGGCCTGATCGAAGAGCCCGTTCGCCTGAACGGTCTTCATGTCCAGAAGGGCCGCATGGACCCCGCTGGTCTCCTTGTCTTGGATGCCTCGTGAGACGGCGGAGATGTTCGAGACCGAGTCCATGCGGGCGAGGATGTTGTCTATCTGATGCTGGATTTCCGGAGACGACTTGAGAAAGTCGAGCACCTTCACTTCTTCGCCGAGGAGGATTCCCGCGCCCGGCTCGAGCGCCTTCCAGTTGGGAGCCGCCTTGCTCCAGAGCATCGTCTGACCGAACTTTCGCGCGTTCGTGAGCGCCGTAGAGATGAGGATATTGAGCGCCTCTTGCAGCGGCGCCAGGTCAACTGCGGGCGAGTGGCCGATGACCGATGTCCCGAGCATCTCGGAGTGAAAAAGCGTGTGAATCGGCAGGCTCTTGTAGAGAGGGGAGCCGCCGGGTCCGAGCGGAATGCCTCCATCCTTGAGCACGGTATCGCCCACGAAGCAGGTGAAGCGTCCGGCGGGCAACGCCGGCGTCGGGAGATGGACGAAATACCACTTGTCCACCAGGTCGTCATCGTAGTCGCTCTGAACGAGCCCGCGTTCGATGCCGTGGAATCGATAGATCTCATCGCTGGATCGTCCGGCCGAGGCCAGGATCTCATCGCGCTTGGAGAAATAAGTCTCGGCGACATCCCAGATGAGCCTTCGACTTCGCCAGAGCGCCCACTTTCGCTCTTCCGGCCTGGCGTGGGTGGGATCGAATACGACATCGGCCAGGGTGGGATTCTCGATGCAAAGATCGCCCGAATGGTAGATGTCGAGAGTGTTTTCGTCTCCGCCGATCTCATCGCCTTTCGTCTCATCCCAGTAGGCCGCGACGTATCCGACTCGGTAGATGAGCGCGTGCTCCTTCTGTCTGCGCAACGCGCGCGCCATCGAATATTTCGGCTCGTCCATGACCCAGTCGAGCAGCCCTGCGGCCCGTTTAGCCTCGTCCAGCGTGGCTTGGCTCGTGTCCGCGCCCTGAGGATCCCAGTCAATCTCCTTCTGGGTGTAGCTGAGTAGGATTTGCAGACGCGCGCGAAACTCGTTGACTCCGAGCTGCGAGATGTCGAGGTCCTCGCCGCCCATGACGATCTTTCCGCCCTCCCAGTCGTAGAAGAGCCCCTGATAGAACCGCCAGAGTTTGTAAACTCCGTCCACAATGGCCGACTCTTCCAAGAATCTCCAGAACTGCTCGCGCTTGTCTTCAAGGCTCTCGATGAGCACGTCCGGATCAGGTTCGGCGGCCCAGTACGTGTCGGCCGATCCGAGCCGCTTCGTGCGTCCTTCGCCTCCGTAGGATCTCACGTGATCACCGTCTTCGCCTGGACAACGAAGGTGCCTTCCTTTGTGTCCTTGATCTCTATCCCGGCGAGCAGGAGATCGCGTTCCATCTTGGCGCGCTTGTTCTTCATGATCTCGTACTCGGCCTGAAGTGCGCGAAGCCTACGGACAATCTCGCCCATGCGGACTATTGCCGCGTTGCGGGCGTCGACGATCCGAGCAACCTCTTGAGGGTTCATTTGAACCACGAATCCTTGGGCTTGATGTAGCCTTCGAGAATCTTGATCTCCGCCCCGTCTTCTACGATGAGTCTTGGCGCATCGCTAAGAACTTCTTTTGGCTTCCAGTTCTGCCGCACGAAGACATCCGTCTCTTGAGGTCGAAACGCGGGCTCCGGGTTCTTCTCCCACGGCGCCATTCGCGCCATGTAGATCAGAGCCGCCGTGGCGTCCTGATGGCCCAAGGTGTCCGTGCGTTCGAGATCGCCGTGTTTGTCGAGCAGACCGGCGAGACACTGATAGCGGAGGACCTTCGCGCCGTCTAGGATGCGCAGTCTTCCCTCGTTCACGACAGTTCGAAGCCTTCTGAGCGCCTGGCGCTTATCGTACTTATCGACAGGAATCATGTGGACGTGATGCTCTGAGCGAAAATCGTCCAGCTCCTTTTCGGTCGCGTCGGCGTAGAGCTTCACATCGTCTCGGCCGGGGAAGAGATCCTTTTTGAAGGATAGGATCTCCTCAACGAACCTCCTCGTGTTCGCACGCTTCAAGATGCGGGCCTTTTCAACGACCAAGATCCCCGGCCGCCAGTCGACGTACCCGCCCAGAACCGCCACGGGATCGGGATCGTAGCCGAGATCCGCGACGATGAGGGGCGTGAACCACCGCGGCCGCTCGTAACGCGGAATCTCGATGATGTCCTTCTGCTCCGAATACTCCGGGATCGTCGCGCGTTCGGTGTCCTGGATAAGCTGACACTCGGCCTCGCGAAGCCAGAAGGGGCTCTTGTCGTCTCCATCGCACGCCTTCAGAATCCGTTCGCGATCGATGGCGCTGAAATCCGGATTCTGGCTGGAGCGACACTCGAAGTACCGGCCATCTTCGATGGCGAGGGGAACGTAGCCACCATCGGCTCGCACGAGATCGTGATCCAGACTGGCCGGAGGAGTGGAGATCATGACGAGCAAGGGATCCGGCGTGCCCGTAAACGAGAAGACGAGCACGTTTTGAACGAAGTCCTTGAGCGCCTTCACGTCCCGCGCTTCGTCTACGATGACGACATCCTGCCGCCCGCAACCACGGATGTGCGCGCCATCGGCATGATCGGTCCCAAGGTAGCGCAGGACCGATGGCGGAGATCCCCTCGGCCATGCGGGATTGCTAACGATGATCTGCCGGTCTGCCTTCGAGTGCTTGATCCGAAACCCACGCGGCGCCCTCGGCAAGATGAGGGACAAGGGCTGCTCCATGTTTCTCTCGGTCTGGTTCGCCAGGGGACTCAGAAAGAGCACGTGCGTGCCCGGCTGCATCAGGCACCGCTCGATTCCGTAGATGACCGTGATCGTTGTCTTCCCAAGGTGACGATGGCAGAGCGAAGCCACGGGCCCGAGATCGTTCGGCCGGTCCCGCTTGAAGTCGTGGACGAAATCGTAGAACCTCCTCTGCCCGTGCCGGCGCAGAAGGTAGGAGAGGCATCCGGCCCGCCAGGAGTCCTCGACCGTGATAGTCCTCTCCAGCGTGACGCTCACACGGCACCTATCCGGGGCTGCACGGTGCGGATCCTCGTAGTCACCTCGATGGCCCCGATCCTGCGGTCGAGCCCATCTAGCTTCTCCGAGATGCCCTGAAGCTCAGCCATGGCGGGCTTCTCATCGTGCGCCTTCAACTGGTCGAGGAGCGACGTCAGCGCCACGAGTAGATGCGCCTCAGGATGGCGTGCCGCCTGAACCTTCCCGCGCAGATCCGCGATGGACTCAAGCAGAACCGCCCGATAGTCATCCACGGGCGACCTTAGCCACGCCGGCCGCGATGGCCCCGAAGAGCCCCCGCTGCTTCCGGGTCAGCTTGTGCCCCCGCACGGAGCCATGCCGGAGCATCTCCTTCGCCTTGTCCTTCGTGATCTTTCGACCCTTCATGAAACCCCCTTCGGCCGCGTGGCCGCGTGATAGCCCTTCTTCCGCCGCTTCCTCCGGTAGGTCACGGGCTCACAGGGCCAAGGGCCCATGGCCATCTCTAGGTCGCCCCGCTCCCACGGCATGGCGGGCACTGTCACCGAGGCGCCGAAGCGGATGAGCCGCCTCTCTACCGTGAGCTTATCACGCCTAGGCATCGCTCCTCCTCGATCCCGCGAATCCCACCGGCCTGCAGGATCTTCTTCTCGGCGGCTCGGATCTGCTCGGCGGTGATGATGGGCCGCTGATCTTCTACGCCGGCGAGGTCCTGCGCCTCAGCCGCGGCGTGAGCCTCGTCGCGAACCGAGACGTACGCGTGGACGAACTCGTGGACGACAAACGCCGTGGTCCTGGCGCGCTTGTAGTCGATCTTGGCCCGGCGAAGGCTCCGCAGGGCGCCCATGAGCGTGGCCATCACCTCCCGGATGGGCGCCGGCCACCACGCGACGTCGTCGAGCGGAGCGGCGGCAAACTCCTTCGGCCTCATCTGCCGGGGCATCTTCGGCGGCGGCAGGTTGGGGTAGACCTTAGCCCGCCACTCAAGGAAGTCCTTGGTGTCCTTTCGCATCATCATGGCTCTGCGCTCTCCTTCGCGTTCACTGGCGCGCGGCATCTCGACGGCCGACAAGCGCCGTCGGGTCCGTCCGCGCCGTCGAAGTCATCGTCAGTCGGCATCTCCGATGGGCAGTCCGATGGGCCGGAAACTTCCTTCCGGAAACTTTTTTCCGAGGGGGGTCCATTTTGGGGGTCGGCCGAAAAGCGCGGGCCTAGCACGATGTCGGGATCCAGATGCGGGGGCAGCCTACCCTCCGCTCGGGCGCGGTCGACCTTCTCCCGGAGGAACTCGGTCAGGGACGCCATCCGGGCCCGGAGGTGGTCCACGAAACGGTCCTCTGTATCGGCCGGCTCCTGGACCGCAGCCGCCGGGTCCGACACGCGCTTCGGGTCCTCCGGGTTCACTTTTTGCGGCAAAGATGGCGCCTCGAATCGCTCGGCGAGACCAGCCAGAGGGTCCGATAAAATTCCGGCCGCTCGATCCCCAGGCGCCTGCTGGCGAACCCCCACCTGTACCACCCCCCGCTCCAGGTCCAGGATGGTCAGAGTCGCCTCTCCGAGCCGCTCGATCGGCACCCCACAACGCCGAAAAATCGCCCGCACCACCCCGTCCCGACTCGCCTCAGCCGCCCGAATCTCGCGCATAACTGCTTTCAGGCCTTCACGTTGCGCGTCGTCCAGAACGACAAAATTCATCGATTCCTCAGCCTTTCTGGCCGTTTGAGCGGCCTAGCAAAGCGTTCCATTTTCGGAACACACTTGAATCAGATTTCGAATTTCCGTGCTTCATTTTGAAGCATCCCGAGTCGTAAATTTTACGAGTGCGTTGATTCCATTGAGTTTACGTCATCGATTCGTTCCGCCGGCGAGCCTGAATAAGCGGCGAATCGTGCAAATTGCAAGGTTTCTTTGAAATCATTGAAGTTACGACTTTGTGGCACGCGTTTTTGGGGGGAGACAGGGGGGGTGGGGGGGCTAGGCTCGGCGCCCTCAGTCCGAAACCCCTGGACAGCCTGGACAGGGTGGACCTCACGGCGCGGGTACTTTTCGACAGCGGGGGGTGGGGGTGGTGGGTGCCCGGCGCATTTTGCCGCATCCTCCGGGCAAGCTCTTTGCCGCATAAAGTTCGGTATTTGTTCGGGTGGTTCCTCCGGCCGTGTCTCTACCGCCGGCGGCGCGACTTTGCAAGCTCTCGGGGCAAAAATCTTTTGCGATTTCCCGGATTTCTCTTGCGCTTCTCGCGTTTCTCGCTATACTTCACGGCATGGATGGGACGTGTGCCGTGATTCTTCCCCCCCCCTCTCCGCTCTCGGATGTCGAGTCGGACGCCGGCGAGTCGGCCGGCGTCGAAGAGCTCGAGAAGCCTCAAGAGCGCAAGGTCGAGCACCTTGGTCTTGGGCAAATCCAAGGCGAGCGACAGTCGGTTCTGCGCGGCGAGGGCTTCGGCGGAGAGCCAGTAGCTACGGGGGCCCGGGCGGAGATGTGTGCGGTTCATGGCGCCCACCATAGCGAGAAAAGTCACGAATGCCAGCATGGGCTGGTGGAAAGGATCGACCTGATGGACGCTTACGTTTTTAAAGGGAATCTCTACTGCGCGCACCACGCCGGCATCATCCGTGATGACATCGAGAGGCGGGGAGGTGCCCCCGACTGCCCAGAAGATTTGTCCGATTTCGACGCGGACGAGTACCCGCTGCCCGCGGTTTCGCGTGCTCACGATAATCGGCCACGATTTTGCGTTGCGTGCGGGACCTTTATCGGCTTCCTCGGCATGGTGCGGACATGAGGCGTAGTGGCATGCAGTCCACCTTTTTCATCCGTGTGCCGGCCGGGCAGTACGAGTTCCAGCAAACCGAGCGGACCGGACCGGGATGGGAAGCGCCGCGTATCGTCACTCAGATCCGCCATCCCGAGTACGCCCCACGCTGGCGGATCGTCTATCGCACCAGCACCGATCGCGGGTGGTATCTCCGGGATCCCCAGTCCGGGCGGCTCGGCACTACCCAGTCGGCCACTTGTGTCGTTTTTGAAGACTGAACTGAAAGGAACCCAACATGCTGATCCCCAAAAATCTCCTCAATGTCGCCCGCATCGCCGATGACGATTTCGGGACGCGGAAAAAGCTTGGTGGCGTGCACCTGAAGACCATCGATGGCGCGCCCGCTATGCGGGCCAGGATCGAAGCCACCGATGGCAAGATCCTGATCCGCTCTGAGTTCTCGCCGTGGTCAGAGTCGGAGTTCCCCGTGCCGCCCGGAGAAACGCCGGCTCCGGCCGATGCGCCGGAAGCCCCCATCGATGTCATCATCCCCGCCGAAGCGGCCGTGATCGCCCAGGGGCTCCCCCCGAAAGCGACAAAGCACGGGAAGGAAATCCTGCAAGAGGTGCGCGTGCGAGCGAACGGTGAGGGCACCGTGCATTTCATGGCCACCGATCTCGGCGGATTCCGCTCTCATAGCGAGCGGGCGATCGATGGCACCTTCGTCAAGATGGATGCCGCACTGGACTACACCGGCAAAACGGATCCGATTGCGTTCAATCTCGTGCGATTGAAGGAGCTCATCGATGCGCTCCTGAAGGTCCATCCGCCGGGGACTGATAAGGGAAACGAGCGGAATGGGCACCCGCTCCGGCTCGCCTCTCTCGGTTTCGGGACCGGCGGAACCCTGCACGTCGTCGTCACCGATGGGACGACGCAGACGCACGCGGTCGCCATGCCGATGCGGGCGAC